TGGTGGCAGATGCCGCCATGCCGCCCGCGACAACAGCGCCAACCGTGCCAATGGCAGCGGCTCCGATCACCGCCGTGCTTAAAGTAACCGCGACTGCGCTCATTTCCAGACTCCAAGTAAGTTTGATGCGATGACATCCCGGTAGTTAACCGTGACTTCCTCGCCGTCGAATCCTCCTGGACAACCCGATATTGGCGCAATTGCCACCAAAAGGACACGGTTTCCCGCGTTGACCATCTTGGCATTGGGTGTCGGGGAGTGATTTGTGTACCGGCCAGCGGGGGTTCGTTTGCCATCCACGCGGGCTGCGGCGATGATTTCGCCAACCGCGATGTCGGCGGTGGCGATAATTCCCTTCCCGGCGATAGCAGAAACGCCGGTTTTAACCTTGTAAGTGCCATACGGAAACGGGATCAGGTCGTCGGTTTCTGAGATTGCTCGTGCGGTTGCCTCATCAACGCCGAACTCGGCCAGCACCGCCTCGTAGTCCGACCGCTGGTGGGTCAGCAGCAGGGGGTCAAACCCGACTTTGACCCGAGATTGCGCTTCAACGAATTCTTCCGACTTGTCGAAGTACATTTCTTCCAGCTTCTCGATGTCCCGCTCCTCGGTCGCGAACACGTTGAGCCAGACGACTTCCGTCCGCGCATAACCGCATTTGCGACCCGGCTGGCCGACGAACACAAACGGCGCCTGCAACTCCTGATGCCGCCCGTCGCACATGACCATAACCCCGGAACCCTTCGTGAAAATGTTCAGGTGGGGGTGCCGGTGCTTGTGGCCGACGATGTAGCTGTCTGCCGGGATCGTGACCTCACGGGTGTACTGGCCGGGGGTGAACAGGTGGCGGACGCTGCAAACGGTCTGGGGTAGGGCAAGCATTTGCACTTCCAGACGATCCATCTGCTCGGCATTGCCGACCTTAAATGCTGCCATTTCGTTCATTTCCCTACCCATCCCGTGTTGGTTCCCGCCCCACTTTCTTTCACATACAGCGTTGTCCCGGCCCCACCCGACGTATTCAGGTACAGGTCGCCGATATTGCCGGTGACAGCGCTGTTTGGACTGCCTGTGCCGGTCCGTAGCGCCACCGCGTTAATAGTTGGGGTGCCAGTCAGGGCAGGGGACGCGAGCGCCGCCTTGGCCGCCAGATCGACTGTCAGGCCGGTGACCTGCGATTCGGTAATCTGGATTTGCGCCTGCGTAAATGCGCTGGCCGACGCCGCGCTGACGTAGACGTACAACTGGTTGAACCACGACCGCCAAACGGGGGTCAGCATATCCTTGGCCGAAATGACGGGACCGGGGATCGGGGCCAATGGGGAGGTCATTGCGCGCCCTCACGAATGGAAACCGCACCCTCGGTGATGGTGAACTGCACCGGGTCGGTCATGCGTATACGAAACACAAAGTCTCTCGAACTGCCAAACCGTCGGGCGATAACGCGCTGTTTGTAGTTGCCCAGCGGACCGACTTGCAGATTGCGGGGGGTGGAATAGGTCCGCCCGTTGTCCTTGGAACATTCGACCGTGATGTAGGGGGTGACGCCTTGGCCAGTGTTTAGGCCCACGCCGGTCTCCATGTCTAAATACATCTCGTCGATGCTGAACCGGTTAAAGTCGTAGGAACCGTGCCGGGTGACCAGCTCGCGGACGATCGTTTGGCCATTGTCGGTGTATACGGCGCTGTCAAACCGGTGGATCTTGCCCGAATTGACCTCAGACACCACGGTGATTCCGTTGGTGTAAGCCGAAAATTGTGCAAGGTGGCGCTTAGAGTAATTTTGAGTTGTACCGCTCTGCGTTTCACTCCACAGGCCCGAGGCCGTGTCGTACAGGAACGAGCGGTCAGCCGTGGGGAACGTCAATTGGTACATGGGGTGGCCGTTGATGACGTAACTGATCGCCACCGCGTCCGACACCGTGATCTTGGACATGATGTAGTCCAAATCGGGGGTCGAGATGACGGCCAAGTTGTAGCCGGTGATCTGCACCACCTGCGCCGCGCCTTGCGGGTTCATGCCCAGAAAGCACACTGTTTGGTTCACATGGGCGCGGCTGTAAACCGCCGCAATGCCGAATTCTGAGGTTGCCGAGATGATCGGCTGGAACGGTTCAGGCTGTGAGCCGACGTTCTGCCAAAACTCGGTGTGGCGCTCGGAGAACAGGATCAGGTTACCGATCAGGGCATCGACGGCAAGTATGTTGTCCGAATACTGGGACGCCGATGCGAAGGCCAGCGAGTCCCAGATATTGCCGTTGAACAGGTTGGAGACCCAAAAATATTGAGTGCCGGGTTGCTCGCAGACGAAATAGCCGCTTACGAAAACGACAGATTTGGCACCGTTCGGGAACCCGGACGAGGTGATCTGACTGAATGTGTTGGTGGCCGGGGTATAAATGTAGCCCGCGGTGCCGTCCACCACGATGATCTGGGACGGGTTGTTGGCAATGCCGACCGCCCCGGTGTTGGTGTTCAGTGACCCCAGCAGGGTCTGCACGAGGGCGGTGGTGACCGAGTAAAAGCCGTTACCGGCCACGCAGTAGAACAGCGACTGGGTGCCGAGCATCCTGCGGACTACACCAGGCATCGTTGTGATGTTGACCAAACCGGGGGTGCCGAACACCGCGATCTGGGTCTTGTCGCCGTCTGGTCGCTGCTCAAAGTAGCAATTCAGGCGACGCTGTGCCGTGACCGGCAGCGAGCGGCCCTGAATCCCCGCGCCAAAAATAGGCACGACCTTCATTAAGGGTTACCGGCGTTGGGCTGAAAGTAGATTTCCGACACTTCGGTATTGCTGTGCCGAGCGAAAGTAACCGCTTCTTGGTAGCACTCCTCCATCACCGGACCCCACGGCGCATTGAACATGGGCGCGATTTGCTTCGATAAGCCCCAACAGAGCGCCGAATACCACTCTTGGGGGTACTCGGGGTTGTCCAGCGGGTTGTTGAAGTCCTGCACGGGGCGCAGGTACACGATGTGGATCTGTTTGGTGACGTCGGACGCACCGCCACAGTCGATGTACAAGACGCCATTGGCGCCTGACGGGCCGTTGTTGCCGATCTGTGCCTCGTAGTAGATGGCGGTCGGGTCGCTGGTGTACGCGCTGCTCGTCTTGGTCGGCAGCGCTTCGTAGGTCTGAAGCGTCATGTAGTCGAGGGGGACGCTGTTCTGCGTGTTGTCCACGAGGATCGCCGTGACGATCTCTAGCGGGCGCTGGCCCTTGGTCGTGTAGTTGTAGACGTAGTTCCCGGCGGACGCCGACGAGGGTAACCCCGCCGCGATGGTGATTGACCCTGCACCCGCGTTGACCCCGGTGATGGTGGTCGAAAAGATGTCGCCCGTGTCGAGCTGCACCACGCAATAGTCGCCGGAGGTGAAATTGCTAGTCGATCCCACCCCGGTGAACAGGGTGACTGCCGCCCCGTTGGCCCCGGTAGACAGTTGGTCCGAGGCGTAGGTAACGCCTGGTACTGCCGCCACGCCACCGCACCAGTTATCGCCGGTCGGCCCGAGGTTGTACTGATACTGGCTTGCCGACAGGATCAGGTCGCCACGCTGCCGGGTCCACATTTTGAGACCCGGCGCGTAGTCCAACCGGCCCATCCACGTTTTGACCATCATGTTGAGCTTGCGGGCGCAGTCGGTCGTCTCAATGGGGTCGATCTGACCGTAAACGTCCAGCTTGCCGATGTTCAGCAAAGCTTCCCGGATGATGTCATCGCGGGTGACGGTAAAAACGTAGGTGCCGGACGTTGCCATTTAAGCTGCCTTTCGCGCCGCTAGCGCCTCGGTAATAACGTGCCAAATGACACGGTGAGCGTGTTCTGGCGTGATGTCCATCTGACACTGCGCCACCCCGGACGGTTTGCCATCCTCGCCCGTCACGTTTTTGCAGTGATCCCAGTTGTAATGCAGCTGGTGACAAGCTGGCGCTTCATTGTTGCCACGCCCCGGACAACTGGTTTTATCGGCCCAGAGAACATGGGTGTTGTCCCAGTCGCGGGTCAGGTTGTCGTTGGACGAGTGCGACAGGAAGATCACCTTCGGCATCGGTTCGTGCGAGACCGCATTGAGTACGCCAGTCTCTGGCCCGATCACGAGGTCTGCCGCGAGGCTAAACGTCATGGTCTGGCGAATGGTCCAGTCGCCCGACATTGGGTGTACGCGGGGGTCGATCTGGACCTTGCGGCCCTTCTCGTCTTTGACCGGCTGACCGTCCTCGGCCACTTTGAACCAACCCTGCTCAAGCAATACCGCAGCGGGACCGCCGACCAAGAAAATATGCAGTTTCGGGAACTCGAGCAGCAGTGCCGCGATGATATTATCCACAAATGGCCACGTTTTATGCACGGACGAACCGGCTAGTGACCACACTATGTTAAATTCACCACTCTGCGCCTTCAGCACCTTGGCCCACTCGCGTTCTTCGGTAGTGGGGTAGAAATGCACCTGTGGCTTGTGCGGAATACCTGCCGCGTCGTGTTGCAGCTCCAGATAGTTCATGTTGGTGAGCTTGTGCCGTAGTGCCGGTGGCACACCGTGCAGGAACCGGCCCGGTATCGCTAGAAGCGTTCCTTCCGCCGACTCGGACAGATTCACCCACTTGTCGAACTTTGCCTTCTGGTAGTCCCAGAACGCGCCCAGCGCTAGGTTAGGCACCTGATCCTTGTCCTGATAGTAGAACTCGTCTACATTCGGGTCATGCAAGATGACATCGGATCCCGGTGGAGAACAGAAGGCCGTGACATGGTAGCCCTGCTCCTTGAGGCCCGCGAAGATAGACGACGCTTGGACGATATCGCCAAAGGCGCCATATCGGACAACAGCGGCCCGCTTGGGGTGCTTGGGGATAAGGCAGCTGAATGTCTGCCCCTTCGCCTTTTTTTGAAAGACGAAGAACAGGCTGTACTCGCTGCCCTGATCCCGTCGCTGCCAGTCGAGCAGATCCCAATTGCCCGCCTTCTCCATCAGCTCAATCAGCCGGGTGTAGCCGACGTTCCACTTGTGGTCGGGATTCGCGCCCGGCTCACCGACCTTTGGGTACAGCGTCTCGTCGGGCAGGTACAGGACCAAGTACCCGTTGATTTTGATGACCCGCAGCCACTCCCGTAGGCACTTGACCACGTTGTCGTAGGGAATGTGTTCCAGTACGTGACTGGAGAACACAAAGTCTAGCGAGTCGGTGCCGAAGATCTTTAAGTCTGCCGCGTCGTCGATCCAGACGTCGGGCTTGAACTGATGGCCAAATAGCTGAATGTCAGCGCCGTTGTCGACGCCGATCATGTGTGGAAATGCTTTATTTCCGCCACAACCGATGTCTAAACCCCGACCACGGGTCCACTTTGGCAACTCCCAACGGATCTTGCCTGCCTCGTTCCCCTGCGGATCATCTGCTTTCCAGACCATGAGTTCCTCCCTCTGGTGCTTACTTGAACGGGTTGAGCGCGGACAGAATCCGCGAGATCAGCCCGGGCGTTTGCGTAACTGGTTCGGGGACGGGCGTAAACGTGCCGTCGCCGGGATTGTAGGTGTAACCGATTTGCGCGGTTGGCGGGTCTGTGTCGGGGACGGCTGTTTGTGGTGTTGGATCGCCCACGGCAATGCCATTTTCATCAACCGCTTGATAGTCGTTGGGCGTCCACGGTGTGTCACCGTCCCACAGAATGACGTTGGTCACAATGTTTGCGTTGTTGACTACCGCATAACGATTTGACATCAGAAATACTCCACAATCCAAACGATGCCCGCGCCACCCGCGCCACCCGCACCTGCGGTAAGGCCGTTTTGTGCGGTTCCACCGCCGCCACCGCCCGAACCGTTGATACCTGCGCCACCAGAGCCAGCGGTGCCTGTAACCGCGCTACCGCCGCCGCCGCCACCCTGAGCAACGTATACCGG